ATCCCTTTCCATATGAGGGGATACAATTCTCTTGACTTCCAAACAAGTTCTCTTAGTTCTTCTGTCGTGTGTCGTAACAACAATCCACTAAACTGTGAGTGACCCATATAACGTAGTGGGTCTGCTAACATAGCATATGACTTACCACCACCTGCTGACCCACCATATAAGACTTCTCTTTCAGGTGAAGCAAGGAACTCTGTTTGAGGTCCTTCGTTTGGTTGGAATACTACATTCTGTTCTGCAACAGGTATAGATTCCACGTCATCTGTTATCTTAGGCTTTTGCTCCGACTCTACCTTCTTCGATGGCTTTCGCTTTCTCGATTGCTTTCGTGGCATACTCGGACCATCGTTTAAGAGTTCTAGCCTTGTTCTTACGTTGTCGTTCATGTAATAATCTTTTCCTTAAACCAATATGAGATATCTGTCTGCCTGTCTTTGTTGTCAGCCAATTAGCAACTTGCCTCAGTGAATATTGTTTCACGTGTCTCCTTGCTAACTCTAGTGCCTCTAACTCATATGGTATGGGGTCAAGTAATTCTCTATCATCTTCGTTAATCTTATAACCAAAAGGAACAGTTCTAGCTATACGTGGTATCTGTATCCATTCTTTTTGGTCTTCATCTTTTAAATCTGTGGGTTGTGGTAACTTCCACTTACCTAAACTTCTATCCATTACTTCTTTTTTATATTGTTAACAAAAGTCACAGGGTTAGCATATTTTTTAGTAGCTAGTCCACCTGTTTTAAAAACAATGTATCTTATTGGCTCGTCATCGCCTATTTTATGCACAGGTGCTGTACCTGCAATTATCCCTCTTAGATTTGTTTTATAGCCAAGTGCTTTAAGATTTTTATGAACCTGAGAAGCCTTTAATCTTCCTGCTGACCATTCATGGATAGATTTAGCTACTGCTATTTCTGTTTTTTCATCCATGTTACTCGCCTTTCTTTGGTGGCAGTATCATAACACCACCTGATGCCTCTACTTGAACTTTCTCTGTTTTAATTAAACCAACTCTGTCTAACAGTTCTTTTGATGCAGATAGCTTATCTCTGATACCTAACTGTGTTGGGTCATCAACACCACTTACCATAGCCACTGCTGCCTTTGGTGCGTTTCGGCTCATATACATTGTTGTAGCATCCATGATTTCATCTTTCATAGAAGCCACTACACTTGCTGTAGATGTTTTCTCAGAGTAACCTGCTAGTAGCTTTGCTTGTACAACATCACCACCTGCCTCTTCAAACAAGACTTCTAAAAACTTCTGTTGTCTTTCTGTTAGTTCTCTGCTCAATGTGGTATTCCTTGTGTTAAAACTCTGTCTATCAAACGCTGTGCTCTGTTGGTTGTTTGTTTGTACCAACGTGAGTCTTCCATTTGATTTGCCATTTCTTGATAGTCTTCTGCTTCTACAGCAGCTATCATCTTCTTAAATTTGGATAAACGAGGTTTACCAAGTTGAAATGACATATTAATTAGTACGTGTTGTATTTCGTCAGGTAACTTATCAAAAGCACCAAATATAGTTTGGCAGTCTTGTATTGCAACTTGCACATCATTTAAAAACCAATCTTGTACTTGTTGTTCAGGTACAGGGTATCCTATAGGCTTACCATAGTAATCTATATCCCATTCTGTGATTAGATGCCCTATGCCTCCGGTCAAATGATTTTCTGAGCAATAGTACAGTTCATACTTTACACCCTCATCTGCCTCAATTTCTTCTCTGAGTGTATTTATGTTCATTGTCTAAGTCCTGATTTTATTTGTTGTTTACGTATTTCTTTTACGTGCAGATGCCAAAAATAGTTTCCTATTTTACTAATTATAGCAGAAACTCTTAAAAATGTCAAGGCTTTTAAGCTCATTTCTTTTTCAACATCTTAGCTGCTTGTCCTACACCTTTAATGCCAAAGGATGCAGATATGGCTATATACAATAGATACTGATACCAATCAGGAAGTGTGGCTAATATCTCAAAGCCATCTTTTACGTATTCTCTCATACCGGGGATAAAGACTAGTATAGCAGGAGCTAGTAGCACCACTAATGCAAATTCGTCTTTCCACGAATCCACTGTAGCATCTGCCATCTTACCTTCCCACTCGACCTGACCTGTTGCAACCTTTTCAGCAACAGTAGCACGAGCTTTTGCCTCTGCAACTTTAGCTTGTCCATCTGCCTTTGTTTTTTCTATTTTGTTTTGAAACCACGTTCCTGCGAGGTTTGCTATTGGTCCTATTAGTGCTTGTATCATTTGCTAGTTTCTCTTTTATTCTGTGTTGTTTTAAATCTTCTTTTAACTTAGCTGAATCTACGAAATCTTGATGTTTTCTTTGCAGTCTTGCTGGGTTGTTTAGAAAATTGTTTACCTCTCTTAGTCGCTTTGCGTTTAGCAGCCGAAGAGGCGGCGTATTCAGAGGGCGATAGAGCTTTAATTGCTTTTTCAGGTAAGTAACGCTCACCTGTTGCTTTACTCCCCTGTGTACTAGGTTTACCAGATTTGGTTCGCCATTTTTGTTTTGTCCACGCAACTAGTGACCTCTGAGATTTTTTAAGTGCCATTCATATGCTTCCTTAATTTCTTCAATAGTTCTTTTACATCCTATACAAATATTATCTTTTAACTTGCATATACCTATGCAAGGTGTCTCTAAAATCTTCCTACCCATTTACCCACAAACCAAGCCATTAACCCTGCAAAGAATAATACAACTATAGCAGCTATTCCATAGCCTAAGTATTCCATTAATTCTTCTTTACGCTTTTGTGCCATTTTTTCTTGATAGCGTCTAGACTTTCTAGCCTCTGCTTGAAAAGATTGCCAATCTTGCCAAAGACCCGGTCTGCCTAGATAAATCATCATCTTTTTGAGTTCTTCTTCTTTTTCCCTTATCTGTTCAAGAGCCATGAACTCATCTAAGTCTGCACCACCTGCACCTCTAG